ATCGTACAATCCTCAGAACGATCCTGAGATTTATCCGAATCTTTATGCGCCGACTCCGACGAGGTCGGATATCACACCGCTTTCTACGAGTCTATTCCCGGAGTACGGCTCTTCAAACTACGGACGTTAATCTTATGGCCGACCAATCTCTTCAAGCATTTCAGCTAGGTGCAAACCTGTTCGACCGCGCGCAGACGCAGGCGCGGATGATGGAGCAGTTCCAGATTCAGACGGCTGATCAGATCATGCGCCAGCGTCAGGCGGATCTTCAGAACAAGATTCAGTCGAACGCTTATGCTCAGGCGTTGGCGGAGCAGGAGGCTCAAGCTGCGGAGTATGACACGTTCCAAAAGTTCAATGAGGAAGTTGGAACCTATTTTAATGATCCTGAGTTGAAGGCTCCAATGCCTGCACTGCCACGTTTTAGGTCAAAGGTTTTCAATCAGGAGGCAACTAGAGCCTATCAGAGTCTTCAGCAGTATTCTCCGCGAGCTAAAATTATCAAGGCTCGTGAACAGTTCGAAAAAACTAGGTCTGACATCATAACAGAGATGCAGAATCAGGGCATCGATGTTTTTGATCCTCAGACAGGTCAGGTTAACGAGGAGGTTTACCGCACGAATCTTCCTATTATCAGAGAGCAGATAAAGGAAAGGCAGACCATCAAAGACCTTGGGACAGAAATGTCCGAAGAGGTTTATCAGTTAGATAAAACCATTCCTCTTCCTGAACGGATTAAAACTGCTCGCGCCAATGTTGAGGCTCGTCGAGCAGGGCGCATCAATCCTTCTGACAGCATGAAAATGACCATTGCAAATGATGCTGTTGACGATTGGCAAGAGCTGTTTGGACCCGCTGACGGTCGCACTGCTTCAATGATCAAGGGTTCCGTGATGCAGAGTGATTGGAAATGGCCCGAAGGAGAAGATGCTCGTCAAATTCGTGGCGATCAGAATACGGCAAGAGGTTCGGCCAGACTTGTTGATGAATTGAACAAGTTTGAACAAACTTACGGAAAAGGGAAAATTCAGAATTACGTTGGCCTTATTGACGGTAAAATTGGTGAGCTTTCTCGTAGATTAAAAGAATCAAAAACTGACGAAGAGAAAGACGCGTACGAGCTTCTTCAAAGATTTAACACGGTATTTAATGAAGAGGCGTTTGCCACTTCCGGTAAGGCTGTAACACAGCCTGAAACGATTCGGTTGAAAGCAGCAATCGGTGACATCAGAAGTAAAAACTTTGTCAACGATATCAACAACTTTGCTAAATTTGCCGCTGAAAACCTGTGGAGTACGATTGATGACTTTAAGACCAAGCGCAAAATCTCTCCAGAGCAGGTAAAGTTGGCCAACGAACTTGTCACCCGTTACAAGCTGCCACTGACGCCGTTTGGTCAGCAGCGTCAATCGACTCCCGCTGGATCGACCGGAACCGCTCCGTCACTTCCTGCTGGAGTAACACCATTCACAGGTTCGACTAACGTTTCTTCTGGATTCATTTTCACCCCGTAATTATGGGAAAAATCACATCTCCGTCTGGCAGGGAATACAACTGGTCGAATCCGAATCCGCCTACAGAAGCTGACTTCAAGGCCATTTCTGATTACGAAGCGGCGCAAGGAATCTCCGCCCAACCTAATCCACCTCAAGGTCCGGCCACCATCGCCGAGATGCGTCGGCGTGAGGAGGCTGGCCAAGTCTCCGCGCTGACTCCTGCACAGGTTCAAGCGCAAGTTGGTTCTCCTCAGCAGCTTGAGCAGGCGGTTCAGGATGCGAAGGATGTTGGGATGGGCGAGCAGTTTCTCCGTCAATTTGGCCAAATGGCAGAGCCAACTGGACAAATCAGTCCGTTTGTCGGCGGAACTGAAGCTCGAATCGCTCCGTCTGGACAATTCACTCCGCTTGGTGCTGCTGAAGCTCGCGGAATGCGTCGTGGATTTGCAACGGGGCTTCCGATTGCAGGCTCTTTATTGGCTGCTCCATTTGTGGCTGGGATGACACCGCTTGCTGGAGCATTAACAGAAGCTGGCGTTGGACTTACAACTGCGGCGCTTGGTCAGACAGTTTCTCCTGAGCCGTATCGAGCCGGGGAGATGTTTGCTCAGGCTATTCCCGGTGTTCCGGTCGGTCAGCAGGCTAGAAAATTCACGCAGTTTACAAAAGAAGCTGGAAGCGGTGTTTTGACTTCTGGTCTTCAGGCTGGTCTTGAAACTCTCGACCAAGATTCCGCTGATTTGTCCAACGTCCTTTTTAGGACAGGACTTGGTGGATTTCTGAGTCCAACTCTAAGTGGATTTGCAAGAGGTGGCGGTGCTTTGGCCAGAAGTGGTTTTAATGCGAGAGAATGGGCCGCTGAACTGCAACGTCCGTTTACGCAGCAATTCATCAAGGAGCGAAAAGAAGATATCAGTCGGCAAATGGTCGAACAGGGGTCAGTTGGGATTTTTGACAGATTTTCCGGCGATCTTGCTCGTACTCTTTACTCTCCAAATTCAGGGCTGAACCCGCAGCAATTTCAGGAACAGATCAGAAATGTTGTCAGCCAGTCGATGAACACTGCCGGTTCTTCCGGTTTGACTGGGCAAGATCTTTCTGAGGCAATCAAAACTGAACTCCAGAAATCGATAGCTATTCCAGACGAGCAGGCCAACAGGGTAGCCAACGATGTAATCGACGCTTTTGTTGGAGAATCTGAAGCTCTTCGCAATCGAATCACCAATTTGCGCGATGTTCGAAATGCTTCACGTGATGCACGTTTGACAGATGTGCTTCGAGCATTAGAGGGTCGTGCAAGTGTTGAGTCTCAGGGATTTCGAGATAAAATCGATCAGCTTCAAAAGCAGCGCGAGTCGTTGCCGGTAGAGTCTGTCGAGAGACAGCGAATCGACGCTCAAGTCGCTGATCTAAACCAGCAAATTGCCAGCATTGAAGCAGGCCGCGCTGCTGGGTATGGACCTGCTGGCGGAATCACCAAAGAATCGCTGGGCCTTAAAACACAGCAGATTGCTCAAGAGGAGCTTGATAAGTTCAAGAAAGATCGGGAAGAGGGATACGCAAAGATCAATCCAGATCTTGAAAACACAAAATTAACAGTCACCGAAATATCTCCAACCGGAGAAGAGGTGACAAAAGAGTACACGGTAAATCAACTGCGTCAGAAACGCACAAATATTCTTCGAAAAATCAATTTTGGAAAGCCTGTTCAAAAAGCTGATTATTCAGTTTTTGAAGATCTTGATCAAATTAACTCACAGCTTGATGAGGCTTTAGCGTCCAATCCTGCCCTTAAAACAGCTTTGCAGCAGGAAAACGCTGCGTATCGAGAAGGTATTTCAAGATTCAAAGGATTTTTTGCTGACAAAATTTTACGAGAGGCTGGCGAGCAAGGTGGAATGCCTGGAATCGTTGGAACCATTGCTGGCGCAACTGGACCTCAAAATCTGAGGCTTCTAAAAAACCTCCTTGGAACTCGATACGACGAGATAAAGCCGGATTTGAGGCAGTTTGTTTTCATTCAGTCACGCGGTGAAAATCCAAATGATTTTCTGAAGGCGATTACCGCTGGAAACAGTGGAAAGGCGACTGGTCTTCAGAAAGAGGTTATTGACGAATTGTTTCCAGACATTTCCGAAATAACTGATGTCGCCTCAAAGTACAGTTCATTGGTCAACAGAAAGGCGTCTCTGGAAAAACAGTCGAACGACCTGAAAGGTCAAATTGACGCTTTGAGAAAGGATGTTGATAACAACATTTCTGGCGCTCAGACAAAACTTGATGCGGCAATCAAGCAGGAAGGCGACATCGCAAAAGCTAAGGCAATCCTCAAGGCCGAGAACATAACGTCAAGGGAACAGAGGATCATTGATTCTCTTGCGGCTATTGAAGCCAAAGTTCGAGATGCTCGCGCTAAAAACGTCGATGTTCTCGACACGATCAAGTTGGACGATGTTATCAGGAACATTGAGACGCAGAGCGGAAAGCCTTTGTACAAAGCTCTTGAAGAGGCGGTTGTAACCGCAAGCAATGCTCGCGGAAGGTTCAATGCGGCAGTCAAAAAAGCGTTGGAACCTGGAGGTCAGCTTGAAAGTTTTGAACCTTCTAATCTGATTGATTTCTTGGTTGCCAAGGAAGGCGAATCTCTCAGTTACCGCAGCAAGCAGTTCCTAAAGGCTGTTGGCCAATCAAGGCCGGACTTGATCGGAGATGCCCAGAACATCTTGGTTGGCAGAATCATCGCCGAATCAGTTGATGGAAACAAAATCAACACGGCAAAGATCAAAGATCTTGTCGGAACAAGTGAGGCTCCAGGCAAGTATTTTGGAATAACCAAAGGATTGTTTGGAGACGATGGAGCCTCTCGCATCACAAAAATCGCAAATCAGTTGGAGCAGGTTTCTGACCTTGGAAAACCAAGCGTCTTCAGAGAACTGGTTTTGCCAGCTTTGGCTGGATTTGCTGGTTATCAGGTTTACGGTGAGACTGGCATGACAGCCGGTCTTGGTGGATACGCTGCATACAGATTGTTTGGAAAAGGAATTAGCAACGCAACCGCTGCCGCTGTTGGTCGTGTCGTAAAGACTCCAGAGTACCTTAACATTGTTTCAAAGCCGATTGATCAGGCGACGCAAGCTCAGATGAATCGGTTTGAGCGTCTTTGGCCAAGGGTGATAAAGATGGAACAGGATCGTTATCAGATGATTAAGGAGGATCTTGAACGATGAAAACCTCCCTCTCCAAAAAAGGTAACACCTACAAGGGGCGTAAGGTGACGCTGAACAAGCCCTTCTACACTCCTGGCGAGCGTAAGAAGAGCGCGGTGTACGTTAAGAATCCGGCTGGCAAGGTTGTCATCGTCCGCTTCGGCGATCCGAACATGGAAATCAAACGCGACAATCCTGAGCGTCGTAAGAACTTCCGAGCGCGGCATAACTGCGCGAGTGCGAAGGATAAGACGACGCCCAAGTATTGGAGCTGCGCTGCATGGATTCTGGCGATTGTTCTGTCGGTTTTAACCTCAAACCCTATTTGAATTTATGGACAAGATGAAACTTGGCGGTGGAGGTCGTTACGAGAAGCTGATCGGCAGTCTTGAGAAGAAAGGTGTTCGCGATCCGAAGGCTTTGGCGAGCTACCTTGGCCGTAAAAAATACGGCAAGGCGAAGTTCCAATCGCTCGCTGCGAAAGGTCGTCGCCGCGCCATGCGTGAGAAGGCTAACGCTTAGGTCGTCCCGTCCACGGCTTCTTCGCCGCTGCTTTATCAACGACGAACTTCTCAGGTTCTGCGTAGTTCCATGAGATGTCGCCGCCTGTGCCACGCTGGATCATAATCGATCCGGTGACTTTTCCGTCTTTGTCCGTCATGCCGGAACGGTCAGCCCGTTTCGCCATTCCGAGCATGAACTTGCGCGGGTTGTTGAATCCAACCTCCTTCATCACAATCACCTCGCGCGCCCAGTTCGTCAGATCCGACGATCCGAATCCTGAGTAGGCCAAATCTGCCACGCTCTCCGGTTTGTCGTCCTTACCCTTCGGCTTCGGGAAGTGATGGACAAGCACCAGGACAACACCTGTCTCCATCATAATCGGCTGGAGTAGATGCCGCGTGAAGTTCGCGCAGACCTCGATGTCCGCAGGATTGCCGCCCATGTAGGAGAGTAGCGGATCGATGTAAACCAAGTCCGCCTTGGTCTTGCGAACGAGACGGCGGAGCATTGTGGCGAAGTCTGTTCCGGTGCGAACCGTTTCGCGGAAGAAGAGCATGTCAACGCTCCGCAATCCTCGCTCCCAGTTCTCCTTTCCAAACGTCATCTGAGCCGCACCCTTGAGTGCGTCATGCTGATCGGCGATGTCGTTTTCCGCCTGGATGTAAGCCACTTTTAACGCCCGGACGGGCTTTACGCCAAACCACGCTTCACCGGACGCCCACTTCATCCCCTGATACGCGGCCATCGAGCTTTTGCCGCAACCACTTTGGCCGACGAAGAGAAGCGATGAACCGCGACGTAGCCACCTGTCGCCAATCAGATTGTCAGGATCATTCTTCGGGTCGTACTCGATGATGCTATCGAGCGAGAACTCCTGAGGCATGTCCTGCGACTCCAGATAGTCCGTGAACGCATCCCAGTTCACGACACCCACATTGATGGCCAACAGCTTCTGCTCATTGCCATCGCGCATCACACCGGCCAACCGGCTGAACCTGCTCGCGTTCTTGTTCTTCGGATCGATGCCGAGAGCCTCTAACTGGCGATAGACGACATCACGACGCTCGTTCCATTCCTCCTTGTTCGCCGCATCGACTCGTACCCAGCCGTGCAAGCTCTTGCCACCGGAATCAATGACGACGGACATCGGCAGCTTCGATTCCTTGAGGATTGTCCATTGCTCGTCCTTGGTCTTCTCGTCCATCTCGACCAGCACATGGCGGAACGCTGCCACGCCGGAATCAGAACCACTCTCATCGAAGCATGGGTTGACGCGGACGTATGCGCCACGGCTGTCAGGACCGTTCCACATGGCGCTGATGGGCGGCGTGAAATGGTTCTTAATCCATTCGTCGCGCTTGAGGAATGTACCCTTGGAGTTTGGCCGAGTCCGACCTTCGTCGTCGCTTACGATGTCATTGCAGATGCAGACAACTTCATCTGGTTCAAAGCAGGCTTTTAAGAAATCTATGGTTGAAAATCGAAAGTCCGATTGCGGAATTGCTTGGATCTTTCGCACCACGAACTTGCCGGTGGGTGATACTGGGGTTCCGCCCTGCCCCATGCCGGAATTCGATTCGAGAAGCCAGCCACGCGGCTTGTCGTGCGGAACCTTGGACGCCTGATCGAGCTTGTGGGCTAGTTCATGCGGCTTCCATGGTGGGAGGCATTTCGCGTTGTACTCGTGCAGGAGCGACTCCGCATCCCCCGCATTAAGCTCAAAACCGTGTATGAGCGCGGTTGCTACTGCGAAGGTCGCGTTATGACCGCCTTGACCAGCGACGGCTCCTGGGGTGTTTCTAAGCCACGCACGCGCACGGTCGATCTTTGATTGATTCATTCGATTCCAAGTTGTTTTCTCGCTAATTCCCCGCTTTGGCCAAGATCAGTCTTGGCTATCTCGCGAAGAACAGAATTTGA